CGGCGTGTATCAACTGGGGATTCTGGCAACCGTGGAACCAGTACCCGGCAAAAGAGCAGATTCACGGGTTCGATATGTCGCTTGTGTACGCGCAATCGTTGGCGCAGGTGCTGGGGGTTGAGTGATTGGAAGGGGATAAGATGAAAGAAAACGGATTGTTTCTCATGCAAGGCGATTGCCTGGAACGTATGAAAGAGCTTGAGGACAACAGTATAGACGCAGTGGTCACAGATCCGCCCTACGGCCTCGCCTTTATGGGGAAACGATGGGATTATGACGTGCCGAGCGTGGAAATATGGAAGGAATGTCTTCGTGTGCTCAAGCCCGGAGGATACCTGCTGGCCTTCGCAGGGACACGAACACAGCACAGAATGGCCGTCAATATCGAGGATGCAGGGTTTGAGATCCGCGATATGATTGCATGGGTGTACGGTTCGGGCTTTCCGAAGTCGCACGATATATCGAAGGCAATCGACAAGGCGGCAGGGGTTGATCGTGAGATTGTAGGGCCTTCAAAGTATGCAGCGCGGAAGCCGAGCCGTTTGGCTTCCGTTCACAGTGTAGGGTTGAATGCAACACCGGGCCATGACATCACCGCACCCGCCACCGACGCCGCGAAACAGTGGGAAGGATGGGGCACAGCACTGAAGCCCGCGTTAGAGCCGATCACAGTAGCCCGTAAGCCTTTTGCGGGCACGGTCGCGGACAACGTGTTGCAACACGGTACAGGCGCGATCAACATTGACGGTTGCAGGATTGGGAACGAATCAACACTCAGAACAAATGGAAGAACTGCGATCTGGGCAAATGGCGGCATGAACAGCGAACAGGGAGGAAGCGAGCAAGGCCGATGGCCCGCCAACCTGATACACGACGGCTCCGACGAAGTGCTAGACGTGTTTCCCGATGACTCCGCGCGTTTCTTCTATTGTGCTAAGGCACAGAAAGACGACAGGGACGCGGGCTTGTCACGGGCAACGACCAGCGCAGGGCAAAAGACGAACCGCAAGGAAGGAAGCGCAGGGATCACGCCTTACACAGGAACAAGAGTGCCGACAAGAAACAATCACCCCACGGTCAAGCCTGTTTCACTCATGCGCTACTTGTGCCGACTTGTGACGCAACCGGGCGGGGTGGTGCTTGATCCGTTTATGGGAAGCGGCACGACTGGAAGGGCCTGTCTTGAGGAAGGCTTTGCTTTTGTGGGTATTGAGCGCGACCCCGAATATTTCCAACTTTGCAAGGAAAGAATGAACCGTGTTCAGCTTCCCCTGTTTGGGGGCGCGTGATGTCTTTCTTACCTGAAACCAAACGACCCGCCAGAAAACAGAAGTCAACGAAATCTCACGTTGAAGACCTGTTCTTTGCACAGTGTCAGGCGGAGGGCTTGCCGTTGCCCGAGCGACAGGTTCGTTTGATTCCACAGACACGAAAAGACCCGGATTCGAAAAGCCAAAAAATGACACGACACAAGGTCGATTTCGTTTGGCGCGACAAGCGTGTTGTTCTGGAAGTTCAGGGCGGGACGTGGTCGGGCGGTCGCCATACACGCGGAAAAGGGTACGAAGGCGACTGTTGGAAAATGGCACACTTGCAACTTGAGGGCTTTACGGTGTATTTTGCCACAAGTGGACAAGTCAAACGCGGCGAGGCTTTATCGTGGATTGCGGAGGCGCTTGGAATCGAGCGTCGTTCAAAGGCGAAGTCGAAGCCCGAAACAGACCCGCGACAGATGAAGTTGATTGAGGGGCTATTCTAATGGCAAACCGAGGAAAACGAAAACGAAAGAACAGACCGCGCAGTCGCTCCAATCGCAGTAAGCGAGTCAAGGAACAACGCAACAACCAACAGATCGAACCTGTCGCAGTTGAATCGGAACAACAGAAGGTGCAGGACGATGGCGACAGTTAAGATCAACCTTGACGTCGCTGTCTATCAATTGTTTTCCGAGCATTATCCCGCCGACCACAAGGCAACAATGGAGCGTTTGATACATGACACGCAAAGCCAAACCTCCGAAGGGCGCAATCGCAGAAGCCCGGAAGATGCTACGCTGGCGCGACAAGCACGGGCGAAAGAAGGTCAAGGGCGCAACTCGTGTCGGGTGGACTCGGGCGAATCAGATTGCCAGCGGGAAACCCCTGACCGAAGCAACCATTCGAAGAATGGCGCGCTTCAATCGTCACCGTAAAAACGCAAAGGTCGCGGAGAAATATCAGGCGACACCGTGGAAAGACCGGGGCCGTGTTGCGTGGGGAACGTGGGGCGGGACATCCGGTGTCAATTGGGCGATTCGCAAGGTTCGACAGTACGACAGAGAAGACAAAGCCAAACGAACACGACGACGAAACAGCCGTTCGATACGACGGCGAACAAGGGCGCGATGATGAAGATCACAAGCGAAAACCTCCAAAACCTGGTCAAGAGTCAGGAACAAACCGAGCGCCGCGAATACGTTGCCGACCTGCTCGACATTTACGCGGGCGACTGGAAAGAGCAACTCGACGCGCACCTTCGGGAGTTGTTTCTTCCACAGACTTACGAAAAGCTGGCGATTCGTGCCGATACTTCAATCAACGTGCTGAAACAGGCCGCAGACCAGATCGCTTGCATCTATAGCCGCATGACAACCCGCACGGTTGACGGAGATTCCGAACCCTTCGACAACTTCGTTGATCTCGACATGGCCTTCGATGCGTCTGACAAGAAATCCTTTGTTGCACAGGAAGTCTTTGTTCGCCCGTTGTACGATCCCGAGCGCAAGAAACTCACCGTTGACATTTTGACGCCCGAAAGCGCATGGGCGTTACCTGCACAACTTGACCCGCTCGGGCTTTCGTTTCTCATGTACCAGCGCGGGAACGAATACGTCGTTTGGACAGACGAATTCTACGCAACTTACGACCGCGACTTCAACCTTGTACCAGACGAAGGCAACCCGGAAAACCTGAATCCCTTTGGTGTCATCCCCTGGATCTGCATTCACAACAACTACCCATCCGACGGGCGCGTTTTTCACGAAGGCGAGTCGGAACAACTTCGACAAGCGACGCTTGCGACGGGCGTTCAGAAAACCGACTTCAACCACATTCAACACCTGCAATCGTTTAAACAACTGGTCGGAATCGGGCTTGACGACGAAGAGAAAATGCAGAAGATGGCTGACCCGTCGGCAATGATGACAATTGACAATCCGGGCGGATCTGTTCAAGTGCTCGACATGCAAGCCAACTTGAAACAACACCTTGAAACCGTGCTGGAAGCGTCGGCGGTGACGTTGAATCAATTGGGTATCCGCCCCGAAATGACAAAGGGAACATTGTCGGCGCAGTCTGGTTACGCCCTGACAATCCAGTTGCACAACCTCGAAAGTCAGTGGGAGAAGCGCCGCAACCTCTGGCGGATGTACGAACAACGCTTTTATGATGTCGCGCGGGCCGTTTGGGAATTCTTCACAGACGAAGAGTTGCCCGAGGGTGTCGTTCAGGTTGAGTACCAACCGCTAGGGCCGGGCGCGAATCTGTCGGAAGAGGTCAACACCTACAAAACAGCCGTTGACGCAAAGTTGATCTCACGAAAGCGCGCGATGCAAACGCTTTGGAACATGACAGACGCGGAGGCCGACGAAGAGATCGCGCAAATCCAGGCAGAAGAAGTCGCTATGATGGCCCCGATGATTCCGATTGCAGCGGTTGCAGGTCTAAACAATGGCGACGATTGACGAGCTTTCCATTCGAACAGAAGAGTCGTTGAAGCGGGTAGCGCGTAGCTATCGAAAGCAACTGCCCGGCCTTCGCGATTATCTGTTGCAGTGGATTCGAGAGAACCGAGGCGACGACAAGATTCTTCGTTCACAAGTGTCGTTGCAACTGGTCTACGCCTTGATTGACCGGGCGGGCGTTCGGAAGTATTTCGAGTTTGACCCGTTCCTCAATCTGGCGACACAAACTGCGCTGGAACAAATCAAGTCGTTGGGTGTTGAGTTTTCCGACGGTTTGGAAACTCCGTCGTTGCGTTCTCTGGAAGCCGCGCTTTCTGGCGAGGGTGTCGCCTTTCTCGAACAACAGAACGCCGCCAAACAGTCGGCAACCTTGCAGGTCGGGCGCATTCGTGACAACATCGCCTCGCAAGTGCAACAGGTGCTTTTGCAAATGCAGGTAGTACCGACGCCGCTATCGGTTGCAGGTGAGCAGATCGCCAGCGTCTCGAACCTGTCGCAGGGACAGGCTGAAACGATTGTGCGAACAGCGATGTCGGCGCAAGTTCAGAGTATCCAGAATGCAGCCGGGCAACGGATGGAAAACGCAGGTGTTGAAACCCTCGCGATTTATTCAGGCCCCGACGACTCGCTTGACCGTCCCTTTTGCGATTCCTGCGTCGGCAAGGCATTTACACGGGCACAGATCGGGAGACTGAACAACGGTCAAGGGCTTTCCGTTCTGTCGTCATGTGGGGGTTACAACTGTCGCCACGAATGGGTTTGGGTTCCGGCTTCTTACGTTGACCGTCAGGGTATACCGCGCGCGACATCGGCGGACATTCAGCGCGCAAACAAAAGGGCGAAACGGTGATAAAATTCCCGAAAAATCTGTCGTTGCCCATGCCTGATATATTGAACGACGACAACGTTTTGCAGGTATTGGAAGTCGCCGGAAACGTCGGCGTTGCCAGTATCAAGCAAAGGGTTCGCTCTGGTCGTGGTGTCGATGACCAGAAAATGAAAACAAAAAGTCGTGATGCAAACAGTAACCGAACCTATTCGAAGGCATACGCGGAGGCGCGGGGCCGTTCTGGTCGGCGCGCGGACATTCGGGACTTGACCTTGTCGGGCGCGATGTTGAAAGCTGTTCTGCTTGATAGAGTCGAAAAGACAGGGACAGGGGCGCAGGCAGTGATCACGGTTGCGAACGACCAGAAAGAAAAGGCCGTTTACAATCAGGCGTTGACGCCTTGGTTTGGAGTGTCGCCCAACGATGAGCAGGCGATTCGCGCAGCCGTCGAAGCCGAACTGCAGCGCATTGTGTCGGAGGCGTAGAAACGAAAAAACCCCGACTCCGTAAAGAATCGAGGCTTTTCACTTGTGCATTGTGTGAAGTACGTTAGCGATTCATCGAACGGAGGTCAAGCATGTCTGACACAAAAGACGACAAAACAGAAGACATTTTGAAAGAGCTGGCGGCGTTGTTCCTTGAGGATGGCGACGGAGACGGCGACGGCGACGGGGCGGACACTGGCGACGGTGACGACAAAGGCGCAGGTGGTGGCACTGGCGACGGTGGAGAAGGCGGCGACGACGTTGAAGCCCTGAAAGCCGAAAACGAGCGCTTGAAAGCACTGGTCGCGGAGTACGAAGAAAGCGCGAAGGGCCTGCTCGATTCGCGCCTTTCTGGACTGTCGAAAGACAAGAAAGAAAAAGTGCAAGGCATGTTTACGCAACTCAAAATGGAAAACCCCTTGCAACAATTGACAGTTTTGCATACATTCAAGTCTGAGACACGAACAAAGCCTTCGGTGGACAATTCGCGGTCTACGCAGTCCGGCCCCTCCAGCAAACCGAAGAATGCAAGAGAATTGCGCGCGCGCTTTCGTGAGATCATGAAAAACAACGCGCAGAAGTGATACCCAAAACGCTGGAGGATAGCCGGACATGGCAACCGAAACTCTCACAACCTACGCAAACGGCCTTCGCGATAACTACGGAAACGAAGTTGTCATGTCGCTTGTCGATGCGTCTGGTTCTCACCTCAAATCCATCGTTCCCCCCAACTCTGTGATTGGTCGCCTCGCCGTCAACAATCGCATTTTCTTTCGCGGTATGGGCGCAGACCGTGGCGGTCGTTACGCTGCACAATTCCCGGTCTACTACTCCGCCGGGGCTGCAACTTCCTACGCGCAGGGCGACGCCTACCCGACCGCGACAAACGTTTCCATCGCTCAGGCCCTCGCAGAATGGGCGCGTTACTGGATCCCGATGGAAATGGACGGACTGTTGATCGACGGTGGACAGGGCAACAGCATTGTCGGCGATGCAGATGCTATCGCCCTCGAATTCGAGTTGAAGCTGAAAGCTCTGTTTTCCAAGATCGAAAACGACCTTGTGAAAGCGCAGGCGGGCAACAACCTTTCAGGCGTCAAAACCTGGATGACCAACACCGGGACATTCGAAGGTTTGAGCCTGGCCGATTCATGGTGGCAACCCGCGCTGAAAAACGGCGGAGCCGCAACCATCACCCGCGCCATGATTCGCGAAGTCTTCGCGCAGTTGGCAGACCAGAACGCCCGCCCGAATGAAATTTGGTGTTCCCGTACTCAATACAACCTGATTGCGGAAGTGTTGGGCGCGGACATTCAGTACATTGAAGTGCAGAGTGTCGAAGGCTTGATTCGTACATTCACCCTTGACGGTGTGCCCGTGTTCCCCATCGACAGCATGGAACCGAGCGGAAACGCGGTCAACGATGAAGTCTGGTTTGTGAACACCGACATGATGAGCCTCCACTTTCTGCCCCAAGGCACTGCAACCACCGATGTCGAGCTTGAAACCAAAGCAGCCGACTACGAAGGCTACCCCATCGGAATCAAGCCCATCGACCCCGGACACGACGCGGAAGCCATGATCATCAAATGCTATCCGCAACTGGTTTGCAAAAACCCGTCGCAGTTTGGCGCGATCTACGGCCTTGCGACTTCCTGATTTCTGCACTTCCTGAATTCTCGAATACTTCAAACCTTGAAAAAGGACATTGAATCATGCCAGCTTCCAACCTTGAAAAAATCCAGTCGCAGGCCGATTATTCCGGCGCTGGCAAACTGGTTGATATGCAATTTGCTGTCGCCGATTTGACCGAAGCCATCACCTACGCAACCGACGGAATCGAAATCGACTGGTCTGACATCAACGCCGACCTTGTCGCCGACGACGTGTTGTTTGCTCACATGGTTCCGAAGGGCCCGCCTTCCGAATCTGTGGACACTTACGTTTGTCGCTACAACTACGCAACAGCGAAGATGAAAATCTTCCAGACCGTTGACGTCGCCACAACCCCCGGCGCTTCTTTGCTGTCTGAGGTTGCGGACACGACCGCGATTGCGACCGACTTTCGCCTTTTCGTTGCGTTTGTGACACCTGGAACCAACGCATAAACCCCTTTTGCATTCGGAGGTCAACAGATGCAAACGGACAAACTGAAAGACAACGACGGGATCGGGATTTCCGACTACCTGCGGACGCTTCCGCCGACTGAACATCGCAACGCCTGCGACGAAATCGCGGAGTGGTGCGGCCTCAAACAATGGTGCGAAATGGAAGAACCGTTTCAAACATACGTTGGTTGGGCCTTGGAAGGCGAAAACGGTAGCTACGGAAACGGGCGTTCGTTTCAACTGGAAATCATGGGTTCGGGCGTTTCTCTCATGCAAGGCTTTGACCGGCGAAACCGTCGAAAAATCAAAACCTTTCAAGTCGGAAGCGTTGTGACGCTTCGCCCAAACGAAGCCCGCGTTACTTTCAAGACCTACGGCGATATTTCGTCGATGGCGTCGGATCGGGGAAAGGTTCGCGAGCCTGTCACGATTGAACACGACGAAGCGATTGAACCGCCAAAGGGCAACAGCCCCCAACAAGGGGGAAAGCGTAAACGATGAGCAACCGAGCAGGACAGCGGGGTACAGTCGTTCGAGGCGAGCAGGATTCGTTGCATTACAGGCTTATGCTTGACGATGTCGAATCCACCTTGACGGCTGCAGAGGTCGCCATTCTGGACACGAACGGAAACGCAATTGTCGCCCGCACGGGCACAGGCGTTACAACTTCCGGGGCCGTGGCAACCTATACCCGCACCTGGTCGGCTTCATCGTTTGAAATCGAAGACGGTTTTCGGGCCGTTTTCTACCTGACAAGTGGGGGCGTTGAATACACGCGTCGACTGTACTTCGACGTTGTGATTCGCGCCTTTCACTCGCAGTTGTCGGACTCCGACATAACCGAGGTAAACCCGTACATTGAAACCTTGTCGGGGCAAACCTCGCTCGCCAGCTTCCGTCGTGAGGCATGGCGACAAATCTCCGACACGTTGCGCCAACGATTGCAAGATCGGAACTTTCGTTCTGTGAATCCTGGCAACGTGTTCTATCCTGAACAATTCTTTGAAGCGCACCGCCTGCTTTCGATGTCTCGCTATTACTTCGCGACGTCCTTTGCAAGCGCAGGTTCCGAGGACTGGGATAAGTACGTTGCCTTGAGAGAGCAGGCAAACGCCCTCATTGATCAACAACTGTCGAAGATCGACGTTGACTTGTACCCGGCGGACGGTCGCCTCGAACCACAGGAACGCGGGCGCAATTACAGCGGGATCGGGCTTGTTCGATGAGTTTTGTAACGGCTATCGCCAGCCTACGAACGGCGATTGAAGCAACGGGGCTTACAGATACCGGAGGCGATTCGGATAGCACGTTGCTCAATTCCAGCCGGGCAAACTTCGACGGCGCGTATCTTGTCCGCGTGGAAACAGGCGCGGGCCTCTATCGAGAATTGAAACTTGACCCCGAGGCGTTTTCGGTCACAATTTCGCTTGAGATTGGAACCACGCACAAGACGAGCGAAACCTTCGCAACCTCGCAGGCGCGGGCGGCGTTACGTTCACAACTGGCGGTTGAAGCCTTGATCTCTGCGAACCATACCGACGTGATAAACATCACGCGCACAGGAACGGCGACGGTTCAAGTTGTTGACCGAAAACAGGTCACGACACAACAGTTTGTTTTGATTTATCGGGAGTAGACATGAGCGACAGAGGCCGAAACGACGTCAAGTACCTTCACTCTTGCTTTGAATGCAAAGAAGAGTTGGTGCAGTTGGTTGAACCTGTTGAGCCTTCCGAGCCTGTCAAGAAAGACAAATCGAACGACGACAACGACAACGACGAATAGAAGGAGCCTGAACAATGGCAGGTGATTACAAACGCGCGGCCCTCGGGCTTGTTGGTTTCGTTCCCGAGGTCAATCAAGGGTATTCCCCTTTTGAACAGGCGTCGAAATCCAGTGGTAACACGACCACGACACTTGTGGTTGACGTGCAAACCACAACTTCGGATCTGTACCCGGCGGGGCTGGCCGATGCGACCGCCAGACAAAACTACCTCGCCGACTATTTCAACGGCCTGTCTGTGTACCTTCCCGCAACGGAGGAACACAGCTACATCACAGATACGGCCTACGTTGAAGCCTCGAATGCTTTGACCTTGACGTTGTCGCCTGCTCTCGCTGCAGCCCGTGACAGTGCGACTTTTTACATTCTCGGTCGCCTGCCTGCGACTTCCGATTTCACCGTCGGGAAAGAAAACCTTTCTCGCCTCGATTTCCGCCGGGGTTC